GAAATCGGTTTCGTGATCATCCAGCGGTTGCCGTGTTTTCTAGGTCGGCAGCATGCGCTCACTCGCCGGGCTACCGTGGCTTCCCGGGCCCGCCGGGGGGCGGCTGCGTGATGTCAGGCAGGTGGTCTAGGTTGGACTCCCGGCCCGTGATCTCCTCGTCGTAATAATGATTTTCCGCCATCTCTTCCGAGCTATGTCCCAGTTGCCTTTTGGCCGAGACTCCAGCCCTTTTCAGATAACTCGCCGTGCTTTTGCGTATTGCATGGAAGGGCTTGTACGGCACGCCCGCCGTGCGGCACAGAACCTTTAGGCTGCCGTAGCAGGACAGCATCTCTCTGTCGTCCCGCCAGGGCCACACACGCTCGCTAGGAGCCCCTTGGTGCATCGCCAGCATCTGAGACAGGGCCGGGGTGATCGGTCGTGTAATCGTCTCCCGGTGGCCTTTGCGGCTGGCCGCCAGGAACGTCAGGGTGTGCTGCTCAAGATCGACCTGGGCCCACCGGAGCTCGAGCACCGCGCCGATCCGCTCGCCGGTCTGAAACATCGCCAGCAGTTTCGTGATCCAGTACCAGGCGGCCGGCTTGCCCGCCACAAGCCCCTTGCGGTGCCGAGCGGCCTGAATCAGCCGGCTGAGCTCCTCGGCCTTGTACGCCTTCGGTACGGGCTTCGGCACCCTAGGCCGGGCGTAGTCTGGAAACTCCAGCAGTTCGCCGTTCGTCTTCTTCCACCGCTTTTTCGCCAGCCACGTCCACAGGCTACGCAGGTGGGCCGAGTCTTTCGCCAGGCTGGCCGGCGAGATCAGGCCCCGCTTTTTGTCGTGGATGGTGCTGGCCCGCCACCGCAGGAACTTGGATGCCACCAAGTCGTCGAGGTCGTCCACGGTAGGCTCGTGGCCGAGGTAGTCTGCGAACCTGTCCAGCGTGGAGCAGTACATCGTGACGCTGCGGTCGCTCAGGTTTTTTAGCGGGGCAATCCGATCAAGAAAGAGCTCTCTGAGTGTCATGGCTAAGCACCTTTTGTTTTGCCCCAAGCATACCCATCTGTACAGGCGTATACAAACTTCTGAACTACACCCCATCCGCTAGAAAGATCGCCGGTTTCGGCCGGCTGCGATACTGTACAGAGATTCGAGTACGGGCGGCAACACGGACTGCCCGTATGATTGCGTGCGGCAGAGGCTGGGACGATGGCGAAGAAGAAGCGGACGACCACTAGACAGCCCGGTAAACTCATGGCCATGGACATGGCAACGGAGATCGAGCGGGAACTGGTCGGCACTGCCGAGGCGGCCGAGATCCTGGGCGTTGGCGTCGGCTACCTGCGGCAGCTGGCCCGCGAAGGGGACATCTGGTCAGACCATCGCTTTGGCAAGCGGTGCCCCGTCTACGACGCCGTAGAGCTCAGAGAGCGTGCCAATGCTATTGCGGCAGAGCGAGCCGCCGGCAAGCGTCCAGGCCGCCCTCCGGCCAGCAAGAAGGGCTGAACTCCCCGGCTGAGAAAAAACTTCTCAAGCCCCTGTTGACATTGTGCAGATAACTGCACTACCCTTTGCCCGCATGGAGATGGTCATGAAGCGAGTGACGTGGAACGACATCGTGGTGGCCCTGAGCCTGGTGCATCTCGGCCAGCAGCTTGGGACCGAGAGCACACTGGCTCGAGCAGTGTTCGATGTCACCACGATCGTCGTCTCTTTTTTTGCTCGCATTTCGTAGATACCTGCACTATGCACTGGAATGTTGGTACAGCATCTTGCCCGCGTAGTGGACGCCCGTACACTACACCACCCAAGGAGAGAGCCCCCATGATTTTGAATCCAACCAGCCCGTCGGAAAACGAATACCTCGCCGCCATCGCTGGCCTCGGCGAGCAGACGCATAGCCCCGCACCGGCTCGCACCTACGCCGTCGGCGACTTCGTCAGCGGCTGCACCGCCGGCAAGCGGTGGCAGGGCCGCATCGAGTGGACCGACGGCGACCGGCTCACGCTGGACGTGGGCGGCGGCTGGCTCGCCGTTTCGGCCCGAGACGTGACGCACTGAACGCAGAAAGGACCGCCGCCTGGTGGAACCGGACGGCGGAAGGAGTGCGGCGGAGCCGCAGCAGCAAGGACGCACTGACCACCCGCAAAGCAGGACGCCGAGCGGGACTTTTCACACGTAGCAAAGGACGCAGAGATGACCACGGAGATTTCCACAAACACGACGCCAACGAGGGGGCTGGCCCTCGCCACGTTCGACGACGCCTTCAGGTTCGCCGCCATGGTGGCCAAGTCGGACTTCGCCCCGAAGGACTTCCGGGGCAAGCCGGAGTCCTGCCTGCTGGCCATCCAGCACGGCAGCGAGATCGGCCTGAGCCCGATGCAGTCGCTCCAAAACATCGCCTGCATCAACGGGCGGCCGGCGATCTGGGGTGACGCCGCCCTGGCCGTGGCCATGGCGAGCCCGGTCTGCGAGTACGTTCGAGAGCAGATCGAGGGCGACGGCGAGACCATGGCGGCCTGGTGTGAGGCCAAACGGCGGGGCTACGAGAAGCCGACCGTGGCCCGGTTCTCGGTGGCGGACGCCAAGAAGGCCGGCCTGTGGGGCAAGTCTGGCCCGTGGACGCAGTACCCCAAGCGGATGCTGCAGCTGCGTGCCCGAGGCTTCGCCCTGCGGGACGCCTTCCCCGACGTGCTCAAGGGGCTGGTGACGGCCGAGGAGGCCCAGGACTACCAGCAGCCCGAGCCGGTGCGTGAGCCGACGCCCAGCGTGGTGAAGGTGACGCCCGTGGCACCGGTCGTGCCCGAGGATCCGATGGGCAAGGCCCGCCTGGCGGTCAGCCGGGCCACGACGTTCGAGATGCTCGATGCGATTCGGTCGCTGGTGGACAAGCGGCACGCCGAAGGCGTCTTCAGCGAGGCCGCCAAGGACGAGCTCGTGGCCCTCATCCACCACAAGGCCGAGATGCTCATTGGCTCCGAGGACACCGGCACGGAGTTCCCGCACGAGGCCCCCGAGCACGAGGTGACGGCATGAGCAGCGTGTACATCGCCATGCTGGCAGACAGGATCGACGCCGACGGCGTTGGCTGGTGGCTGTTGGAAGGCAGCGAGGTGCCGATGGGCGGCGAGACGTACGTGCGGCACGGGTCCGTCCTGCGTGCCGACCGAGACGCCTGGCACGAGACACGATCGGCTGCGATGGACGAGGCCGCCGTTCGGATCGAAGTGATTGCCGCCCGGCTGTCGAAGCAGGCCGCCAAGATCCGCCAGGAGGCCGAGGACATTCGGCGAAAGGCGGTGGTGGAGTGACACGCTACGCCAACGTCAACGAGCGCGAGCCGCTCACCATCGGCATCGACACCATCGTGGCCTACCTCGAGCGGCAGCACATGCCACGAATGGCGGCGTTCGCCCGTGACTTGCAGCGAGCGGCCGAGTCTCACGCCGCAGAGCGTCTGCGGTGGCAGCGCGACTACGAGGAGGTCCGCGCTCGGCTTGACCAGTACGAGCCTAGGCGTAAGGCGTACGTGGATCGTGGGCACACTTTCACGGGGGACTGAAGACATGAGCGAGCCGATTCGAGACGCCGACGCTGTCGCTAGACACCGGGCTGATGATGAGATCCCGACGCCTGACGTGGCCGAGGCGACGCCGGATGACGGGGCACGACCGTGCCATGTCCCCGTGCGGCCCGGCTACGGCCAGGCGGCCTACAAGGCCGGGTGCGAAGACGAATGGATTGACCGCATGTCCGCTCGCTACGGAGGGGATTGGTAATCACGCCAGGCTCGTGGCGTTCCGGCCGTCATGCATGGCCGGCGAGCAGGGTTGCGGTGAATCCCTTCGTAATCGCCGCAGCGTCGGATTGGTTCTCACTCCATACCCAAGGCCGACGCCGGGTGCCGCACGAGACGCGGCCAATACACGAAAGGATTCGTTGTGAACCACTACGGCATCGAAGACGCCCCGGCTGGCCCGCTGTTCACTCCGCGTGCCCCGTCAAACGGCACGATCACTTCGGCCGCAGCCGCCGACTCGCTCAGGCCGGCGACGCTGAACGCCATGCAGCGGCGCGTGCTCGAGCTCCTGGCGGTATGGCCGCAAGGACTCACTGACGAGGAGATGCAGCACAAGCTCGGCATGAACCCGTCAACGCAGCGGCCACGACGTGGCGAACTAGCACGGGCCGGGCTCGTCGTCGAGTGCGGCACCAGGCGGACGACTAGCGGGCGGATGGCGAGCGTGTGGCGAATCGCAACTTGACGAGCGTGCCACGGTAGGCACGGGTTCAGAACATCACGCACGGAGGCAGTGACATGCCGCAGGTTTACGAAGACATCATCGTTGACGCAGAGTTTGCCGCACTGATTCCGCCGCTGTCGGCCGAAGAGCGGCAGCAGCTGGAAGAGAACATCATTGAGCACGGCGGTGCTCGAGACCCGCTTGTGGTGTGGGCCAACAAGGGGACGCTAACGCTTCTCGACGGTCACAACCGCTACGAGATTTGCACGCGGCTGGGAGTTGATTTTGACATCAAAGAAATGCGTTTTGATGATCGAAACCACGCAATGCTGTGGATTATCGACAACCAAAAGGGCCGCCGAAACCTTGCGGCTTTTGCTCTTGTTGAGTTGGAGCTCAAGCGCCAGCAAATTTATCGTGCGATAGTGAGCCCAGTAGGCAGGCCGCCAAAGCAGTCAATTCCCCTGAAATCTGGGGAGTTACTTGGCAAGCACGAACGGGAACTAGACGCAAAAATCGGCGACGCCGCAGGCGTTTCTCGTGACACAGTTGCGAAGGTTAGAAGGATCGACGCCGCCGAGAAGGCCGGAAAGGTTGACGCCGAGACTGTCGCGAAGTTGCGAACAGGGGAAGTCTCAATCAATCGAGTCGTTCGTGACTTGAAAGAACAGGAAACGTCCGTAAGGCGTCAGGAACAGAAGGCCGCAGCAGTGGCAAAGCGGCAGTCAGTCGATGGCCTCTACCTCGGAGACTTTCGCAAGATCGGCGACAAGATCCCCGATGCGTCGGTTGACCTGATCTTCACCGACCCGCCGTACGACCGTAAGGCCATCGATCTGTACGACGGCCTTGGTGAGTTTGCAGCAAGAGTGCTGCGGCCAGGCGGAAGCCTCATCGCCTACGTCGGCCACATCCAACTGCCGGACGTGCTGACGGACCTCTCAAAGCATCTTCGCTATTGGTGGACGTGTGGATGCTTCCACGCCGAAGCAAAGGCCCGCATGACCGAGTACGGCATTGTCGCTGGATGGAAGCCCATCGTGTGGTTCGTCAAGGAGACGCGAGGCGACAAGCAGACTTTCATCACGGACGTGGTGACAGGTGCCCGTGAGAAGTCGCACCACGATTGGCAGCAGGCCGTCTCAGAGGCCCGCTACTTCATCGACCTGCTAACTCAGCCAGACGACTTCGTTGTGGATCCGTTCTGCGGCGGCGGAACCACGCCAGTAGCGTGCATCAAGTCTGGCCGGAAGTGGGCTTCGTTTGAGATTGACGAGGCTAACTTTTGTAACGCTTCGTCACGAATCAAGGAGGTCATGGATGACCAGACCCTTCAGTAATCGGGCGCACTGCCCGAACTGTAAGTGCGAGATGACTCTCGAAACTGCGCTAGGCCGCTGGCTTCGAGGCAGGTCTGACCTTCGTTCAGAGGATGGCATCAACATCTACGACGAAGACCACTTTTGCGACCGCCGAGTCGTTCACAAGTTCAAGGAAAACGGCGACCGTAGCGCCCAGTGCTACATGACCATCGAGGTGAAGGAATACGGGGCGTTTCCTTCCGATGCACAGCGATCGACTTTTGCGATTCTGAGCGGCTATCTGAAGAACTTCTTTGGAAACCGTCACACGCGGCGAGGTGCGACTAGGGACATCGCCGGGAAGCGCAAGCAGGTCTGGGATCCTGTGTTTGAACGGTGGGTTCGCGTCCGCCATTACGGATACCACCTTTTGCAGTTTGAGAAGACATCCCCAGAAGACTCTGCCTGGATTAAGTGGGACGGCAAAGAGATCTCAGCAGGCCAGTTGGTGGCTCTGCTTCGGTTTGATATTCACCCGTTGACCCTCAAGCCGATGGACGCACGTGACCACCATCGTCAAAAGACGTTCCCCCTCTTGTCGGAGTAGACACACGTGGCCGGTGAATGGATTCCCCTTGACTGCAACCTCGGCACGAAGCCCGAGGTGCTCGAGCTGGTGGACGACACCGGGCTGCCTGTTGAGGCGGTCTGCTGGCGTCTCATCCAGTTGTGGTCATGGGCTGCCCTTAACTCGTCTGACGGCACGATCAGGGCAACGCCCAGGCGTGTCGCTGCCGTGGCGGGAGGTGACGAAGCGTTCTGGCTCGCTGTTGAGCGAGTCGGCTGGGTGACGTTTTTGAACGGCACCATCGTCATCGAGGGCTGGGAAAAGCGGTTCTCGCAGGCTGCCAAGGCCCGTGCAATGCACGCAAGGAGGCAGGATTCCTACCGGTGGCGCTCGCGTGACGGTGGACCGTCACAGGGTGGTGACGGTGCGGAGTCACTACAGGAGAAGACAGGACAGGAGAGGAGAGAAG